GGGAATGTTATCATTCTTACCTCCTACGCTCATACTCATCCACATTATTTGTCCAACCAGGAAGTCCCTGCTTTTTAGCACCAGCCAACCTTTTTGGAAATAGTGAATCTAGTTCAGCCCAATCATTCGACAGCAGAGAGTTCCTTGTTCTACTTGCTTCAATGTTGGAGTAGGAAATTTCCCTGTCTCTCCAGCTTGCAACAGTCCATGCACTATTCTGTGCTGTGCCACTTTTTATGATTATGGAGGCCATCAAAACTATGGGCCTTTCATCGGCGTTTTGAATAACTGGTGGCTCTGGCTGGGAAAACACTTGATTTGTATTTCTGTAAACTTCGTTTGTTTCAGTAACTAAGTAACGGCTTTTCCACTTACTCATCAAAGCCTTTACAGACATAAGCAAAGCAGAAGCTAACCACTCATCCATATATTTGTATGACCCCTCAGTCAAGTCCCCTAGTTGGAGTCTGAGACTGGGAATCAGGTAATCAACTGTGGTTGTTAGCACGGCTTACTCCTGTTGAGGAGCGCCCAATTGAATTTGCGACAACCTCTCTCTTAAGAATTGTACTGTCTTTTCAGGTCTGTCCATCTGCTCGGCCATTCTCAAAGCCCTAGAGACAGCAGCTTCTGTGGTCATTTTGCTTACAACAGCCTGTAGTTTGATAAACTTGGTATTAGGACCAACAAGCTCTGTAAGTTCCTCGTCAGTCATATTATTGTAGGTCTTTCTAATTTCACTGAGCTTGGGCCACTGGGCTGGAATTAAATCTCCATCTTCTAAAGCCTTTTGGTTAGAAAACTCGAAAAAGCGAGCTTCCTTATCTGACCACAAAGGTACGTAACAAGTCAGGTCTCCCTTATCAGGAATACCCTTTAGAAGTAACTCTTCTTCTCTTTGTGAAAATGGATTTAAAACACGTACAACCAGAATACCTGGCTGTGTTTTCTTATATGTTGCGTATGGCTCACCAGTTTGCATTTTTGCATACTGACTTGATGTGCCTTTTAAATCTTCCATTGTAACCTCTCCAATCCTGTATATATTTAGAAGGGCGTAGGATTTTTAGGCCCTACGCCCTAATTTTCAATTCTTAGCTTACGTTTCCGACAACAACGATACCCTCAGCACGGTCAATAAGCAGACCGATTTGCTGCCACAACTTAATGTGCCACTGAGTAGGTGTTACATTAGGATTTAACCATTGTGTAACTTCTGGCTGTCCGTAGGTAATGAAATCACCCACGTTTTCACCAATAACCAGAATCTTGTCAGAAGGCAACAGAGGGTTGTAGTCCTCAGGATTGTCGTACACCTGATTGTAAGCTATAATAGGTGCGCCGTAGTAAACACCCAACCAACCAGTTTTCATAACTTCTTCTAGCTGGCTATCTACGCCCCAAGCGTTGGTAGGACCATTACCAATGTCCCAACCAGCACCAAAGGTTGTGATAGGTGTCAATGCTTTACGGGAACCAAACACGGCACGAACTCCACCTGTGGTCTGGTTTACATGGTCAATTGCCTGTTTCAAAATACCAGAGGAAATTGGACCAGAAGCATTGATATAATTGTCTGGGGTATTGCTGGAGTTCCAGATGGAAGATAGTGCATTGAACACACGGTTCAAATGACTGTCTCTCAGCTGTGCTTGCATCTCAGCGAGAATGCTTTCAGCAGTACCGATGTGACCGTTATCCAGCTCCCATTTGTTAGCTGTTACGGCTACGTGGTTTCCAGTGAGGTGATAGTTAATCCTCTCACTTACTGTAACTTCGCTGAATGGGTGTACAGTACCAGGAACTAGGGAGTGAACCCTGATTCCTTTTCTTACCTTCTTCACCAGAAGGTCACCAGGATTTAGACTCCTGGAGTTCAGCAACAGACTGATAATGTCTACAGTTAAATGATTAGGCTGAATGAATTCTGTAATCAGCTCTGCAAATGCCTGTCTGTCCCCTTGCATAAGGGAGGCTACCTGCTTCATCATTTCTGCGGTGGCTTTCTTACTCATATCGTTAGTTAATATCCTCCGTCAAAATTAAGGGTTGAAAGTTCTGAACCAAAGCTCGAACTTAGCAGCATCATACTCAACAACCTCAGCCACTTTCAGACTTACGTCTGATGTTAGGGACAGTTTACCTGCCTGTGCTTCAGTGTCGTCAGCAGTATTCAAAGCCTCTAGGTATGCACCAGGAACAAGGCCAGCATCTGCAACGAATTCTCCGGAGTATACAACGAACTCACCCTGACCAAAAGCCCTTGCAGGCCCATCAGCAGGGATAACACCTGTTTTCTTATTCTCAGGTGGGGTTAGATGAACAGCGGCGCTGAACGGAACGTTAGCGGGCTGGTCAAATCCACCTCTCAAAGCAAAATCCATTGAAGGTGTGGGAACGTAGAAAGGTGTGCTACTGTTTGTCAGAGCATAGCTTGCTACGTATCTTGCCCTCAGAGCCTCTGTGGAGTTCGCAGGAAGCTTGATTCCAGGCAAGTCAGTCCAACCACCAAAGCCGTCTGTTTCAGAATGGGTTGTAATCAACACCATCCTTCCTTCAGGGATATCTTCAGTTGCTAGAACTGGTCTAATATCTGTGTACTTTTTGATTTCCATATCTAATTATTTTTCCTCCGCAGCAAAACGTGCTTTACGCATCTGGATTGCCAGCTCTTTGATGTTCTTGGCAGCTCCGCTATCGTTTAGGCTGACTCTTGGAATATCCAAGGATGCCTGTGCTTTAGCTGTAGCCTTCAGAGATTCGATAAAGAGATTCAGAGCTTCTTCAGACATTTGACGCAGAACGGTGTCGTTCTCTTCAAAGTAAGAGTCTTCCATCTCTAACTCAGCGGCCTTGAAAGCCTCTCTGATAGCCAATCTTTCTGCTGCTTCTTTCTGTTCATCATCAGCCTTCTGCTTGAATTCCTTCAAGGACTCCAGCTCGGCTTTCAGTTCAGGGGTCAGTCTTTCTGCTTCCAGTTCTGTAATTCTGGTTGCCAGTTCCTCTCCCTTTTGTGTTGCTTCGTCAAGCTGTGACTGCAACTGTTTGTTGGAAGCCTCTAGAGCTTCCTTCAACTCTGTAAGTGTCTTTAGTTCTGTCAATTCATTCTCCTTACTTTCCTCTTCTATCTGAGAGGCAAAGAGTTCCATAAATGTTCTTCCGCCATAGGCGGGTACTTTAACAATTGTAACACCAGTAAGAACTGTGCCTAGAAGGTCTTTCACTCCAGCGTACTCGGAGTTCTCACTGTCCTCTCTATAAGAAATCTCCCAAGAAAGGTTTAGGGGTTGTTTATTCTTAAACTTGTCCCTAATCAAGTCTACATCTTCTGGTCTTTCTTCGCTCCACAAAGCAGCCAAACCAATAACTCTGTTAGACTCCTCGGAAGTTTCCTCCTTCAGATGGGTAATCACACCCAAAGGTCTGGAAGATTGGTGGTCACCCACTTCCCCCAAAGACATCTTAAGTGGCATATAAATACCACTACGAATAAGGTTTGAAAATTCCTCTTTAGGAATTCTAACTTTGTTAGCATTTGGCTTGTCATCGGTAAGGATGAACTTGGCCCATACTAATGTAGGATTAAGTCCTAGTTCCGCTACAGCAGTTTCTTTCATATCTAGAATCTGCAACGGTGTTACTAGCATTTGTGTAAATACATCTTTCATATTTTTCTAGATACTCCGTAACTACAAAATACCGCCCGTATTTATAGTTATACTATTCACAAGTATATACTATTTCAACAAAAATGACGGGTTTTAGATTATTCTTCCTCAGAATCAGGGTTTCCAGGACTGTTAGAGTGAGGGAGAGGGGCGAAATCTTCCAATCCCAGCTCTTCCCTGAGCTCATTATCCTTGGCAAGCTGTCTTGCTGAATCCTCATGAACAACACCAAATACCTTAGTGTAGGCTGTTCTATCCAAGTTTCCAGATTCGTAAAGCTTGCCCATACCTGTGGCGTAGTCTCTGAAACTAACCAAATTAATAGGCTCAAAGTCAACCTCAGGAATATCAGTCAAGCTATTTTCTTTGCCTATTTGGTAGAATATACGCCTAATAACTCTGATAAGCTGACGCCTGAGGTATTCCATTGTCTTTATAGGAGACAGGATTGCTATATCAGCGTCTGTTGTTCCAGTTCTTTGAACTTCACCAGTAATCAGAATTTTAGGAAAACCTAGAGCTTGTAGAATATCTAAGTTGATTTCCTCATACTTATCCCTACTTAGGAGGGCTTGCATATCAGGAATAATCCACTTAATATCTACTGTGTGGTTTGTAAACAACTGGAAGATACGTTCAATATTACCCTGATTGATACTTTCTCTTTCTTGTAGCTGAAGTTTCAAATCGTCAATAATATCGGTGTCATCTTCGCCTACAGGGAATTCATCACTACCAATAGCGAATTGCTGGATAGCAGTGATAGCCCTAGCTGCTAGGGAATAATCCATCCTTCTAATATTTCTCTTATGTTTCAAGGATTCCAGAGCAGGTGCTAAGAAAGGTGTTGGATACGGGTTATCCGACAAGACACGTCTCTTTATAGCAATAGGGTCGTTAATCTTAAACAGGACCTTACCACTAAGAACCTCTTTTACAAAGTCTGGGTATAAGGTTATAATTTCGTTATATAACTCTAAGTCCTTCTCTCCATTCTCATACATACCCTTATTCTTCAAAAAGGTCACCAGCTTCTGAGGAACTTCTTGAAAATAAGATTCTCTGTTGCCTATAGGTGGGCTTTTAATCTGGATAACATCTGGGTCCCTAAGCCACAAACCCCTAGGAATCCTCACAGATTTGAGACTCTTAATCCCTGCCTCAGCTAACTCCTCTGGAGTCATGTAGTCAAATTCAAACTCTGGAATAACTAAACCAGAAATCAACCACTCCAAAGCACACTTTTCTATAAAGTCCTCTAAGTCATCTTGAACAAACTTAAAGATTCTATATTGATTATCCTTTAAATTTCCCTGACTGATACGGAGACCTGACATAGACAGTTCTAGCATTTTATTGATAACTGAACTTGCCATAGCATCCCTTCTGTAGAAAAACCTACAATCTTTCACAGTTTTTCTAAATTCAGAGTAGTCACCGGAGCCTAGAATTAACGTGTCAAACCTGTCTACCACACCGTCATTCCAAGGGTTAGTTGAGGGTGTTTGGTATGTGTTATAAGATGCTGTCGCTAGCTTATGTTGTGGTTTTTCTGCCTTTGTTTTAGCCATCTAATCTCCTAAATAACCCAACGGGCTCTTAGTAATCTCTTTTTATGTGGGTTCATACCCACCATTTCGTAGTTCAAGTAGTACGCCAGTAAGCCACAAAGAAGTGCTGAGGTGTTGTGGTCATCACCGATACCCCCTCCAGTTGGACTAAGGGTTTTATAAACCTGCTGCCCTGAGGGGTTTCTTGTATACACCATACGTTCCAGTTCTGTAACCATGTCAAGGTCGGAGCTGGAATACACAATTCTGTGCGTATTTGTCCATTCCCTCAAAAGATTAATAGCGTATGGTTTTACTTTCTGTTTGATTTCTTCACCATCAAGGTCTGTACCTAAAACGATGTTTGATTGAAAAGCAACTGGAACTAGACGTTCCTCGTAATTTTTGTGTAGCAAGGTTCTATCTAATTTCAAACGTTGAATCTCAGAAAATCCTGTATGTCCTTCGTCAACCCCTATAATTACGGGGTTGTATTTAGTATCCATATAATCCAATATTCTAGCTTGAATAGGATAAGGCACTGAATTTAGTTGGAGTCTCAAATGGAACTTTATCTGTCCTCTAGAGTTCTTGTACAAAATCATAAAGACTGCTGGTTCCACGTATCCCAAGTCTACACCTAGAATAACCTCTTTAGCTTCTGGGGGTACAGGGGCCAACATTGTGAGTATTTCTAGATATTCTTGAATACTGTTTCCAAGTTTCTTACCGTCAATGCCCACCTGAAATACTGGGTATTGTTTTATCTCCATTAAACTTCTATCAAAGATGGCAGATTGGGGTGCTCCGTGCTGGCCTAAAACATTACGTTTGTAGTCCTCGCTGTCTTTACCCCCATATTGTTCTATATCCCTTTGGTGGTCCTCATCTGAGTACCTAGGGTTTTGAAGTGCTGAAACCCTGTGGTGTGTGAAAGCCTCTGATACCTGGTCCACAAAATAGAGCACATTGCTCTCTCTGAGTCCTGTAGGCACACCTGATACTATAAGTCTACTACCTGGAACGAACGTGTTAATGGTAGGTTGGAGTTCTATCCAAGATTTCCACTCGTATAAACCACCTTCATCCACGATAAAGAAGGGGGTATGCAAACCAACAACATTACGACCCGTACCATCATTGCCAGAAATACGACACATAAGCGTTGCCCCATTTAGTAGGGTAATTTTATGGTCGCTGGAATTGATACCCGTATTCCTAGCTATAAAATGTTTCAAAAAGGAATTGGTTCTAAATAGTCTAACTAAACCATCCCATACGGGACTCAAATGTACCTTGTTAGGCACTGAGTACACTATGTAATCGTTGAAGAAGTTATTAGTGGTTATCCACGTAATAATAGCCTTTAGTACCTCGGTCTTTCCAACAGCACGACCGCAAGTGATACTAACAGTCTTATTGAAGTCACAAAGCATCTCTTTTTGGTAGTCTGTGAATTCAAAAGGCTCATCAGTCTCTCTTGAGTCTACATTACGTATAAACTCTTGGGAAAGAACAGGGTGTTTTAAAATTTCTAAGAAAATGAGGTCTTCTCTGGAAGGCCGCTCTTTAAGTGCCAAATCAAAAACTCCTTAAAAGACTAAAGACCCCAAGAAGGGGTTTTAGATAGTTTATATAAGAAATTATACTAGATTTGGAAGGAAATGACCTGTTTTAGACAGTTTTAACGCTGTTTCCAATAGTTTACAATAGCTTCTTCCTGTGTTCTATCCCAAATAGACAATCTGGGCTGTAAGGTCACGCCTTCTACAAGGTTATAGGGCTGACCATTAAAAGGCCGCTCAAAAGTCTCGTTAGCGAAGTCCCCTCCCCACTTAGTCCTATAAAATTCGGCGTTCGCCTTGAAAAATTTATGGTTGGACCCACCAGACTCTTGTTTTATAGTTCTACTCCAGAAATGGAAGAACAAAGAATTAACAACGGTGCATGTAGCTATTTCAAGATGTTTAGCCCTTCTCACATAGTCGTTGTCAGAATAATAGGCTGGGAAAAAGTTAGTATCCACATAGCCGATGGTGTCAAAAGCTTTTCTAGTAAATAAGGTCATATTATGACAATCACTCAAACCAATCTCGCTAAGTTCTAAATCCCCAGTGAAAAGGTCTTTGTAGCCTTTGGCAAGTTCCCAAGGTCTAGCGTCAAAGTCATTAAATATATAGTCTGGGCCACTGAAAAACTTAGAAGCTTCTGGGCTTTCTTTGACTAAGCCTCTCACATCTAACTCTCTAGCTGATACCCAGTCGTAACCCCTTTCAGCCCCTGCCACTAATCTATCTATAGTGTTGGGCAAAGCGATGGTATCGTTACCCATTATAACTACGGAATCATAATCATTGTGTCTAAAAGCAAAGTCATAAATATCGTTTAGTGAAGCAGGAAAGCCTAGGTTGTCTTTATGGGGTATTCCAAAAATATCCCTTTGACCCTTTACCCACTCCATCGTCTCAGTATCCCCAGGTTTTCCAACCACAATAAGGATATTATGGGGTGTTTTTACAGTCTCTCTGATAGACCTAACGGCCATCTTAGTGAAACCAAGATTACCAAAAGTAACCATTCCTATTAGTAATTTCATTTTAAAATTTCGCTAATCCTTCTATAAAGATTTTGTGTATCTGTCGCAGGAGTGAACAATCTTTTTGCAACAGGCCACGTAAAATTATAAAGTAAATCAGATACTTGGGGTGTCTTAGATAGAGAAAGCCATGTGAGGTCGGGATTCGCATAATTTTCTAAAACATGGGTAAAAACAAAAGGCCCAGAGGGTCTCCCAACTATAAGTCTACAATAAGTACTCAAGTATGCAATCTCGTTCAAGTCGTGACCATCATAACCCTGCCTATCACCTACCTGAGTAATCTCAGAAGCTGACACCAAATTGGAGTAGTTTTCTTGTTTTTCCACTGGAACTGTAACTATAAACAGGCGTTCTGGGTGTGTTTCAACAAGGTTGTGAATAAGGGGTGTCATATCAAAATTATCTGACTGGTTTGAGTGACTTTCACCATTACAGATAAGAATTCGTGATTTAAGCATAGAATTGCGTAAATAAGCTTCCACCTTATCGTAATGAAATAGGTTTTGAAACTTTATTTTAGGAGTGTAATCAAAGATTGATTCCTGTCTGGCAAACCTAAACGTAAGTTCTATGTCTTTGTGTTCCCTTTCAATCATGTCAAAGATTTCGTTGAACATAGCAACATAGGACTCAATATAAATACCTAGCCCAGAGTCTACAAACTTACTATCCCTACCAATCCACGTATTGATATAGAGTGTACCCCCATCTATAAAATAAGGCATTCTATCTGTAATAAAACTGGGTATGTCTGTCCTCTGGATTCCAACATCTTCAAGTATTTTATCATACTTAGAGTGGGCGTAAGCAAATGCGTACCCATGATGGTGTGACATGAAGGTTTTTATTAGAGTTCGGGAATTATGAATATCCCCCGAGCCATAGTGACTAAACCAAATAATCTGTTTTATAGCCATTACACTTCCCTTACATAATCTTC